AGTATAATCATATAAGATAAAAATTTAGTAAGTTCTATTTATTGACTTTTTTTCTTATCTATGGTATAATTATATTATGGGGTGAGAAATACTAAAAAAAACTTATTCGTTATTTATATATAGCAGTAGTAGTATTATTATAAAGAAAATCATATAAGATAAAAATTTAGTAAGTTCTATTTATTGACTTTTTTTCTTATATATGGTATAATTATATTAAAGAAAAAGATAAAGGTGGTGAGAAAAATGAAACCGAAAATGAAACAGCTTGATTATAACTTAAAAACAGATAAAGAAAGAAGACTTCTTGTAGAAGGACTTCTTAAAGAAAATGATAATCCTCCAGCTAAAATATTAGAACTTTATGCAAATTATATTCTCTATGGTAAAGATGAGAAAACGGGGAATTCTGTAGTAGATGATAAAAAAGTAGAAATCTCTACAAAATATAGCTCCTATGCAAGTAAAACCAAAGTAGTATCTTTGGAAAAGTTATTAACTGATGTTAATAACAACGAAACGGTATTTTGTAAGCAAAAATACTCAAAACCTAAGATTTCTATAGATAGAGAAAAAGATGCTAATATTCCAAATATAAAAGAACTTTGGAAGACAATAGATGCTTTAGAAGATAAATTAAAAAATGATGAGAAGCTAACCGATCTTCAAAAATATCACTTAAAACATAAAATTATTGAATTAAGAAGAGAACAATATTCTTTAAAAGACTGTTTTACTCAAACTAGATACAAAAAAGAAAACTTTTTAAATTACTTCCCAGATACATTTAAAAAGACAATATTTAAAATTGAACCTAGAGGACTTTATAGTGAAAATGGTTTTGATGATAATTATGCGGCTGAAGGTAAAAGAATAATATCCTTTACAAATATTGAGCATATAAAGAAATTAATTGCTAAATATGATGAACTAATAATAAATGATAGCTCTTTTGAGAGTACTGGAAAGGCAATAAAAAATACATTAAAGTTTTATGTAAATTTAACAAATATTAATATAGAACAAGCTTTAATATTAACTTTAAAAACCAAAGGATATTTAAATAAAGATATAGCAGAGAAAGTAAACGAGAAATTTGGAGTTCTAAGGTCTCAATTTTATATTTCTAAAATATATAAAAATATATTAGAAGATATTGCTTTTGCGGCCGAAAAAGATTTTGAAATGAGCAATAAAAAATACCAAATAGAACTATGGAAACCTTGTAGTATCTGTGGTGAAGAGTTATTAAGAACTGATGATTTTTTCCATAAAAAGAAAACATCTCAAGATGGATTGACAAACTATTGCAAAAGATGTGATAGAAAAAAAAGATTTACTCTAAAACAAGTAGCATTAATGTCCGCAGAAACATTAGATGATGGAATTGATTTAGAGGAATTGAGAAAAATGAAAATTCATGAAGTTAAGCCAAAATTACTTATGAAACTATTACTAGAGTATGTAGAAGAAAAAGATTTGCTATTTTAAGGTGGTGAAAAATGAAAAATGAAAATTAATATAAATAGAAACTTAGAGAATAAAGTTAAAGAGGCTTTAACTAATTTTTCAATAATGGATTATGTCGGTGCTGCTTCAATGTTGATGATGGATATTGATGAGGATAGCGATAAATTGTTAATTGCTGATTTAATATTTTCTAAATGGAAGGAGCTTAAATCAATAAAGGCAAAAAAATCAATTGGTAAATTATTTATTGAAGTTTCTGAATTCAATAAAGATTTTGAACTCAGTAAAAAAGAAAAGCCGGTAGGTGATACTAATGGCTAAAATGAGAAGGTGTATTAAGTGTAATATTGAAAAAAACTTAATACAATTCTTACCAACTAAATCTAAATTATTTGAAGAACAATTTTCAACAATTTGTAGAGATTGTGCGGCTAGAGCAATTGATAATGTTCCTAAGGAAAAGAGATGGAAAGTTGTAAATAAGCTATGTCAATGGATAGATATACCATTTTTACCACAACAATGGAATGAATTATATGAAAAAAATGGATTTGATGCCTTTGGAATGTATGTTTCAATGTTCAAAAATCAAGAGTATGAAACATTAGATTGGGAAACATATAATATAATGTTTCTTAAATTAAAAGAAGAAGAAAGAGTCGAAGATGCAATTCCAGAACTAAAGAAAAATAAATTAAAATTAAAGCGACAAAGATGGGGTATAGATTATGATGAAATTGAACTTGAGTATCTTGATAATCTATATAATGGTATTGTTTCAACTCAATCTGTGGTTGGTTCAGAACAAGAAGATAAAGCTAAAAAACTTTGTAAGATAGCTTTAAGAATTGAAGATAAAATACGAGCTGGCGGCGATATTGATAAAGATATTCGCTCATATGATATGTTATCCAAATCAGCAAACTTTACACCAAAGAGTTCTGAAAGCGGCGAAGATTTCGACTCCTTAGGAGAATTATTTGCTTATCTTGAAGATTCGGGATGGATTAATAAATATTATCAAGATGAAATTAAAGATATTGTCGATGAAACTATTAAACAATATTCTTTATGGGTTCAAAATTTATATATTAAAGAACCTGGCATGGCTGAGGAGATACAGGAAAGAATTGAACAGTTAAAAGTTTCAAAAGACTTGATTGATGAGCAATATGAGCGAGACATTCAAACAGCTTTGGATATAGAATCAGAAGACGAATTATCTAATGAAGAATTCAATCCGGAGGTGTGATAATGGAAAATTTAAATTTAAAGATACCCAATCCAGATGACATTTTAGATATAGTTCACATAGATGCACCGGTAGAAAAGCAAGATTATTATAGAGATGGAGTAAAATTAAAAAAAGGAGCGATGTTAACAAAAGATTATGTTGATAAAAATCGAGCTTTTGTCGAGGCCGTAGCGAGAAAAATATCTGTATATCCAGATTTATATATAGATTTAATACAGCCTTATAAAACTAAATTTAATTTAGCTTATTTTCAGAGATTTACAATGAGAGAATGTTCTCGAAAATCCAAGGTCTATGTTACAGCACCTCGTGCATATAGTAAAACTTTCTTAGTAATATTAATTTTATACCAAATTTGTATGACTCGCCCAGGAATTAAATTATTTATCTGTGCTCCTAAAAAGGAACAGGGGGCTAAAATATTTAAAGAAAAACTTCAAGATGATATTTGGATAAGATTTCCTTTCCTAAAGAGAGAAATAATTGGCGGAGGAAACTTTGGACAAGATTATGCTAAACTTAGTTTTCGTAATACATCAGTTTTTGACTGTGTATCAACTCTAGATACACAACGTGGAGGGCGACGTAATACTGGTCTTATAGACGAGGTCCGTAGGTGATATATATATGAAATATATTTATTTTATTATTAATAAAATAACAGGAGAAAGATATGTTGGTCAGACAACTAATTATATCCGCAGAAAAGGAGAGCATTTAACAAAGCTAGAGAATGGAACTCATCCAAATAAAAAACTTCAATATAAATACAATTACTATGGTATTGAAAATTTTTATTTTGAGAAAATAGAGTATTCAAATATAATGAAAGAAGAATTAGATGAAAAAGAGATTTATTATATAAAGCATTATGATAGTATTAACAATGGTTATAACCTCACAACTGGCGGTACAGGAGGAAACACTAGAGGAAAGATTTCTTTTGAGCAGTTCTGTTTTATTTATTTTGGAAATAAAAAACACAAAGGATTAATGAATAGAACAGCAAAATATTTGAAAATTGATAGTAGTACAGTTTCTCATATTGTTAATGATAAAAGCTATGAAGTTTTTAGATATGAATCTCATTCTCTTTCCCCTAAAGTCAAAGAGAATATAATAAAAAACTTTGAAGAAAAATTAGATATAGTAAATAATCCACCTAAGCCAATTAGAAAGACACTTAATGAATTGGAAACTTTAAAAATAATGTGTGTTGTTTCTTCCTATGGTAGAGGTATTGAAAATTTAATTTTAAAACATTTTAATTTATCAAAAGGTTTTATTTTTCATTTAATGACTGGAAATGGTAGAGTTGAAGCTAAACTTAAATACTCAAAAATGTCTGAAAAACAAATTTTAAATGTTGGTAATTACTACTTTAAAAAGTGGGATCTAGTTCAATATAGTAATAAAAAAATACCAACATCTTGTTATACTAATTTAAATGACAAATATATAAAAAATGCGTGATATGCGGACTTAAAATCACTTAAACTGACGGGGAAGTCCTTAGAGCTTTGATAACCAAACAATGATAGTAATATTATTGCGGCGATTAGTAACGGAATCGGTATGGTAACATCATCAAAGATTGGGCAATCAAACGCAGCGAAATCTCCTTAAAGGAGAGACGTTCAACGACTAATAAATATCTAAAACTCGTATTGCTTTTAGCACAGGAGGTATAATATGGTAAAAATTAATAATTCACATAAATTAAATAGTGCTTTAATAGGTATGATTTTATTTGATGGTTCAATGAATGGAGAAAAATATTTATATATTAGACATAGTGGAAACCAATCAAGCTATGTTGATGAAAAAGTAAATTTTATCTCAAAATATTTAAAACCCACTTCATTAAGAACTAGCACAGATAATAAAAATTTTACTTATCGTTATGCCTATTATAATAACGAAAGATTAAAACATTTATATCATGATATATATATAGATGGAAAAAAGAAATTAACAAAAAGTATTTTAAATCGTTTTGATGAAATTACTTTAGCTATTATGTATATGGATTATGGTTGTTTAGGATTAAAAAAAGACCCTAAGTATCCGGGAAATTATAAATCAAGAGAAGTTCATTTAAATATTCAATCTTTTACATTAAATGAGGTAAAAATGTTACAATCTCATTTAAAAAATAAATTTAATATTGAATTTCGTTTAACTATAGAACATCAAAAACCAAGATTATGGTGCAATACAGAAAATACAATTAAATTTTTAGAGATTGTGGCACCAGTAATTCAATATAATTTTCCCTCTATGTATCATAAAATAGATTTAAAGTATAAAATAAAGAAAATTAATTTTTTACCAAAAGATATTTAACTATAATAGTGACCTATTTTATAAATAGGATGGTATAGTCTAATCCCCTAATAAATATCGGGAAACCGAGGGTATAAATGGATCACGATGCAGAATCAATAAATAGTATAGTTTTACCATTAATGAATGTCCCAAGACCAATGAAAAATGGTGTTATAAATCCATTTGAACCACAACAATGTCAGTTTTGGATGACTTCAGCTGGGGTTAGAAATTCATTTGCTTACGATAAATTAATTGAAATGCTTGGCTTTACAATTTTAAATCCAAGGCGATATAGTGTAATTGGATGTTCTTATAAAGTTCCCCTTCTCGCCGGCGTACTTTCAAAGGATTATTTAAATGAAATAAAATCATCAAAAACATTCTCTGAAGCATCCTTCGCCGCCGAGTACTTATCTCTATGGCAAGGAACAACTAAAGATTCTTGGGTGAATTCTGAAAAAATTGCAAGACATAGAACTCTAGTGAATCCAGAAAAAGCGGAAAAACTTACAAACGATTCTAAGTCATTCTACATATTTAGTGTGGACGTAGCTAGAATTGGTTGCCAAACTGTTTGCACCCCAATTAAAGTAAATCCTAGAGATGACGGATTTAAAGCAAGTTTGCCGAATTGTTTTGTCTTGGGCAAAACAGACGAATCGAAACGTTTTGAAATTCAAGCACTTCATCTTAAAAGGCTTATTAGAGATTTTAATCCACGAGAGGTTGTGATTGATACGAACGGGTTAGGAGTAGGTCTAGCAGATGAAATGATAAAACCAACTTTTGACCCAGAAACAAACACTTTTTTACCAGCCTATGGTTTTCAAAATGATGAATTGTATAAAAAAATTCAACCAAGAGACGCACCAGAAATACTAATTAGTTTTAAAGCTACCAAAGAAATAAATTCAAAAATGTATTCTAAACTATATACAATAATAGAATCTGGTAGATTAAAATTTTTAATTTCTGAATTAGATGCAAAAACTAAATTACTATCAACAAAAGTTGGACAGTCTATGTCTTCAGAAAATAGAGTAAAAAGATTAATGCCCCATGAAATGACTTCACAACTAATAAATGAAATTTTAAATATGAAGCATAAACCAACCTCAACTTTAGAAAGATTAGAAATTGAGCAAATCAATAAAAGAAAAACAAAAGATAAATTTTCTGCTTTATCTATGGGAATTTATAGAATGACTCAATTAGAAGAAATCCATATGAATAAAAGAAGGAATCGTGGACTAGGAAAAGAAAATCTTTTTCTCTTTACGAGCAATAATTCTAGAAAGAAACGCAAATAGGCGGTGAATAAAATAAAAGTTTTTCAAATGAATTTATTCTTTTTCTATTTAAGAATTATATGTTGTAAAAATTTTTTACCAACTATTAAATTAATTAAAAAAAGGAGGTGAAATTTTTGACAAACAATGAACAATTAACAAAATTTGCGAAAGACTTACAGGCTTTATATCCAAAACAAGAATCCGCCTATAAAGGGAAAATGAGAGGAAGGGAAAGTTCAGATAATAATAAAGCTTATACTGAAGAGCAAATTCGTAGTATAATAGATAGTGGCTCTTCTGTTGACAAGGCAATTTTATCAAAATACTTTTTCGACAATAATACTATATATCAGAATTTAATAATACATTTAGCAACCCTTTTGATGTATAGCTGGCTTTTAATACCTAATCCACCAGCCGGCAAGAAATTATCAGATAAGAAAATTGAAAAAATATATTTGACAGCGTCTAGATTTTGTTCAGATTTTAAATTTAAATCTAAGTGCACTCAATTCGCCATAGATGTCCTTGTATCAGGTGGATACTATGGTATGAAAATAGAATTGAATGATAAAATTATAATTCAAGATTTGCCATTTGATTATTGTAGGACCAGATGGCGAGACGAAAATAATTTAGACGTTGTTGAGTTTAATTTGCAATTTTTTGATAAAATTAGAGATGTGGCTTTAAGAGAACAGGTTTTAAGTAATTATCCAAAAATAATTCAGAAAGCTTATAAGTCTTACATAGCAGGAAAGTTGGATTCTTGGTTTTTTCTTCCAGATGGTATGGGGATTTATTTCAATATAATTAGGGAGAGACCATTGCTACTAGGAATTATCCCAGAATTATTGGGAATGGCGGAGTACAAGGAAATAGATAAGGAAAGAAATTGGCAGATGCTTAGTAAAATCCTAGTAAGTGAAATAGGATTAAAGAAAAACGGCGATTTTATTCTTGAACCAGCTGAGGCCGCAATATACCATAAAGGAAAAAACAAAATGTTGGAGGATGTTGAAAATCTTCAAACTTTAACTACATATGCTGAAACAAAAATGCTTTCCACTGAAAGTGAAGGTAATAGTAAAACTACTGTTCCTGAGGCTATTGACATAATTTATGAATCAGCTGGCATTACAAAAGAATATTTCAAACCAACAACTAAGGAAGGTTTAAAACTTGCCATAGAAAATGAGTTGGCTTTGATGATGATCTTAGCTGACAGAATGAGCATATATTTTACACATATGCTCAACTCAAAATATGGTGGTAAGTCAGTGTTCTTTAACTTTACTTTTCTTCCAATATCACATTACAACTACAAAGAATACGGAGAAAATGCTACAAAGTTAGCAACACTAGGGTATAGCTTTTTAGCACCGTTTTTAACAACAGGTTTAAACCAAGACGACTTAGTGAATTTAAAATCCTTAGAAAATAACGTTTTAAATTTACAGAAAGAACTAATCCCACTACAAAGCTCACATACTATGAGTGGTAAAACTAGTTCTGCGTCAAATCCAACTAGCACCACAACAGAGCCAACTATTGAAAACAATATTCCTAGTGAGGAATAGGGGGTGATATAATTAAAAGTCCAAATTTGAAATTTCAAATATCTTTAAACTATGAAGGTTTTGAAAAAATCTCCAATAAACTTAGTAAAGGACGTGTAAGAATTTTTTATAAAGGGAAAAGCAGTAAAAACACCTTTATAACAGAAGAGGTTGCTCAACAAATGATTGCTTCTCTTCCATACACACCAATAAAATGTGAGTATAGTTATGATAAAGGAGATTTTGAAGGACACGCAAAAGACGTCATAAAAGAAATTATTATTGGAATTGTTCCAGAAAGTCCGAACACGACATTAGAAAAAGTTATTGAAAATGATATTGAACGAGAATATTATACGTGTGATGTGTATATGTTCACTGGTATATATCCAGAGATAGCTAGTCAGGCTTACAACAAAAGTCAAAGTCTAGAAATAGACGAAACAACTTTTGATGGTGATTGGGAAATAATTGATAATGAAATATTGTTTGTATTTTCCAAAGCTGAATTTAAAGCTCTACAGGTGCTTGGGGACGATAGGACGCCGGCGTATAAGAGTTCATTATTTTACGAAGAACTTTTATATGAGCTCAATAAAACAAAAGAAGAAGATAATATTATAAACACGGAGGAAGAAAAAATGAGCGTAGAAAAAGAATTAGCATCCCTACAAGTAAAATTGGCTCAATATGAAGCTGATACAATAAAAAATCTAGCGAAACTAGAGATTCAAGAAGGGAAAATAACTCAATATGAATCTGAAATTGAGCTATTAAAAAGTTCAATCTCTAATTATGAAGCACAAGTAGCAGAATACACTACAAAAATTACTGAGTACATAGTAAGAGAAACAGAATATGTTGATAAGTTCACAAACTATGAATCAAAAATTTCTGAATATGAATCAAAAATTTCTGATTATGAATCAAAAATTTCTAAATATGAGGCTGATTTAGCGGCGACAGAAGTTATGAAAACAGAATATGAATCTTTGAAATCAACAATAGAACAGGAAAAAATCCAATATGAAGCAACTAAAAAAGAAGCTGTTCTTAATGAATTCAAAACTATTCTTGGCGATGAAAAAGTAGCAGAACTAACAGCAGACAAGTTAAGTTATTCTGCTGATGATTTAGAAAAAGAATTATCGGCTTACTCTTTCAAAGCATCAAAAGCAGGAGCTACAAAAATGTTTCCAAAACCAGATTTGGGAGCAACAAGAGATCCTTTAGCAGAAGTATTAAGCAAATATAATAAATAAATAGGGGGAATTAATAATGGCATTAAAACTTTTTACAATCGAAGGCTACGGACAACTTGAAGCAACAAGAACAAGTTTTTCAGCTACAGGTGAGATCACAGCGAATGCTGAATTAGACGGCGATATATTTGTAACAAATATTCCACCATCAGCAGCAGAATTAACAGCAGGGAAAATTCCTTGTGAAGTGGGTATGTGGCTTGCGGTAGACGCTACAACAAAAACAGTTGGTGTTCCTACTACAGCAACAGACGCTAATGGTGATCTTATAGGTATAAACTACTCTACTGAAGTTCTTTATAATCAATTTAAACAAGGTAGAAATAATTTCGCTCAAAGTATAGATTTTGGCTTTGGTCCTAGAATTGGTCAAATGAATAAAGGTGGTAAAATCTGCACAAACGTGTTTATGTGGGATGATGCCGCAGGGACAATATTTACAACAACAAACACGTCAAATGAGGCACAAATCGTTTGGGAAGATGTAGCTGACGCTCTTGCTGATGGCACACCAGTTTATTGTGGATTAATCAATGGTTCTAAAGGTCGTTTAGTTTTAGGTGTAGATCCAACAACAGATACTCTATTGGGCGGCATATTAGGAAAAGTAACTAAGGCGACAACAAATGCAGATGGAAGTTTGGCGTTTGAAGTTATCTTTTTAGAAGTATAAGGAGGGGAAAATAAATGTCAGTATTAAAAGAACTAGCTATGAGATCTCTTTTCTCTAAGGGATACGAAGGCGTAACAGATAAAGGGGAAATAACTAAATACACATCCGAAGATGTAAAAGAGGCGTTAAAAAAAGAAATTAAGTCTTTAACAGGGACTAGATATGGTTTTGAAAAAAATAGATATACAATATATGAGATGATTACAGAAGTGTATGATGAAATATATGTTCCATACTTTGAAAATTATTTTATGGCTTTTGCCGAAGTGGATCAAGTTCCTAATGAGCAAAAGAAAGTATATAAAATAAGAAAAGGCCGCAAAAGAGCAAAACAGTTTATAACTAGAGTTGCTTTAAATGGTATGTACGATACTTTTAGATTAGATAATGCTGAATTTGAGCTATCAACATACGCAATAGGTGGAGCAGGAAGAGTTGATTTCTATCAAGTTATGATGGGTAGAGAGGATCTTTCTGAAGTAATTGATATAATTCTTGAAGGTATTCAAGAGGCTGTTTTTGGAGAATTACAAAAAGCTTTAATTGCATCAACAAACAATGTTAAGAGACCAACAGCGAACACTTTCTCAGGAACAGCTTTTGATGAGGCTGAAATGAAGAAATTGGAAACAATAGCCAAAGCCTATGGTGACGGAAAAGCAGTAATATTCGCACCACCAGAGTTTATAGCTGACATGGGTCCAAGTATAATTGGTCATCCAATCAGTGTTGGTGTTGGTGGAACTGGTGCCGCAACTCCAGTATATAATCCAAAACATATTCAAGAAATTGCTGAAACTGGATTAATAAGAACATTCGGCACTTCGCCAATTATAGAAATACCTCAGTCTTTCACAGATGAAACAAATACTACAACTACAACAAATCCAGGTATAGCTTATATCTTCCCAGCAGGTAAGGAAAAAGTAGTTAAGTTGTTATTTGAGGGTGGTATTAATATTAGCGATTGGCAGAATAAAGGTGATGAAAGTTATGAAGTAAAAGTGACTCAAAAGGTTGGTGTAGGAATTATTTCTTTACATAACTGGTGCACATACGTTAATACAGCTTTGGCGGATGGTAGTACAATACCAACAAAATATCCAAAAATATAATTAATTAATAAATAAAGGTTTTTAAAGGAAATGGGGAGGTAATACTCCCCATTTATTAAAGGAGGAAATTATATGACAGAAGTAAAAAGAATGGTAAAGGTTAGAAGTAATACAAGAGAAAGATTTGGAGTTATATTTAAAGCCATTGGGTTTAAAAGGGTTTGGGAAAGACGTGGGGTTACTTTTCCAATAGAATATGGTATTATGGAGCAGCTCGTTTGGGATGCTGGCTTTATGAAAGCTTTAGAGTCTGGAAAGATATCTATAGTGGATAGAAAAGATGCTATAGATTTAGGTTTAATAAGCGAAGAAGAAAAGGAAAAAGAAGAGTATATTTTAGATGATAATAAAATAAATTATCTTTTAAAAGTTGCACCAATAGTAAAGTTTAAAGAAGATTTGGAATTAATGAATGATACTCAAATTGAAACACTTTTCGATGTTGCTGTGGAAGAAAAACTTACTGATTATTCAAAATGTCAAGAATTAAAGAAACTAACAGGAAAAGATGTATTAAAACAAGTTCAATTAGCCTCTGATGATGAAGAATAAAGGAGGTTAATAAATGGAAGAATTATATGCGGCCTTTCTAAATCGAATAGAGTCTGACATATATGAATTAAGTCTTGTGCCGGCGGAGAATGAATGGATTTATGCGGAATGGAAGCAATTCTTCCTTTCCTCAATCCAATTATTTAAATTCCCTAGAGCTAGTTTTGACTTAGATGCTGAAAATAATTTTATAGACTCAAAAATAAATAATTCTGAAATACAAATCTTAGCTGGATTTATGAGATATTTTTGGATATGTCAGCAAGTTGATTCTTGGGAGAATATTAAAACCCAATATTCAGAGAGTGATTTTTCTCAGGCTAATATATTAAAAGAATTACAGAATTTAAAGAAGACATCTTTAGAAGAGGCTAGATATGCCGAATCTCTTTATTATCGTTCTTTAAGCGGGAAACCATATGATTATGGTGCATTAGTGGGGAAACAATAATGAAGGATGAGATTATTAAAAAGTTATATAATATTTTAAACCTTAGGGAGAACGGCGGCAATTGGAACGTAATGTTAGATGAAGTCTTATGTTTTATAATGTCTTTCGAGAATGAAAATTCCCCATCTTATTGTAGAGTGTATATGAAACTTTCATCTTGTAGATATCTAGACTATAAGTATTTTAGAAGCTTTATCTTCGACGTTATTGGCGAGTTATCTAGGGGCGGTGATAACAATGAGCTATTTTGAAGATGTTTATTTAGTAAGAGCAAAAAAACATGGCAATACTAGACAAGAGATAAGAAAAAGTAGAGCAGTTAGTGAATTTGAAAGAATTTTCTTAAAAAGAACAATGTATTACTGCACAATTGCTGATGTCAATGATGAAGAATTAGACCTAGCAATAGAGGGTTCATTGCAAGTAAGCAAAAGAGATGAAACTAAACAAATATACAATTTATTAACAAAATTAGACAATACTTTTAATCTAGGTGACCAATTAAAAATAGAGCAACGAATAGGTGATGTTTATTTTGAAAAAATTTGGTTAGTTTTATTTAAGGAAGAAGATATCTCTAAGGGATATAACAAATATAAATTAATATGTTTAGATAGTGTTATTAATATAAATGATAGATATGGTATATTAATAAAAGAACATCCTATAAAAATTCTTACAACAAACAGTAGATTTTTTGATGATTATTTTGGATTATCAAAAGTTTTATATAGAGAGCCAGATTCTCAATTTGTTTTTGTTACTAAGGATAATTCAAACTTAAAGAAAGAATTGTATTTTGAACTGAGCTCTTTAGGATATGAAATATCTTTTATAAACAAAGTTGCAATTAATGGAGTGTCTTTCTGTAGCTGTGTAGAAAAATTAAAAAAACTACCAGAACCATCTATAAATAAAGAAACAATAGAAACACCAAGCGGCGCAAACTTTTTTCTTAATAATTTGGGAGGTAATTAATATATGAGCACAGTTAATAACTCTCAAGAATTAGGTAAAATTCTCGTTAGAATTGCTAAAAATCTTTTATCAAATCAAAATTTGTGTAGACTATTAAAATATTCTGATATAGACCCGCTTTCGCCGGCGAAACAACAAATAGAAGGAATTTCGATTTTAAATAAAAACATAAGAATTATACCTTTAGTTCGACAAGATGAACAAAATTCCGAAAGTAAAATTGTCTTATTGTTTGCAGATGGGGAAAGTTATGAAGAAAATAATTCTTTCTCAAAAGTGACAATGAAAATTCAAATTTTTTGTCCATTAAGTGAATGGATTATGGTAGGGGAAACGATAAGACCATTTGAAATAATTTCTGAAATAAAAAACTCTTTATCCGGGAAAAGGATTAATGGTCTTGGGGTATTATCAGTAAAGGGGTTTAGACTTATAACTTTAACCGAAGAAATGGGTTGTTATGAAATGGAGTGTGGTTTCAATGAATTTTCCTAATAATTTGACAACAAAAGAAATTGAACTACAGGCTTTTTACAATGAGCCTACACCATTTCTAAATATATGTCAAATAAAACCATTTACTTTAGGAGAGATTATAAAAGTCGGATTAAATTTTTATAATCGAGTACTAACAATACTCACTTTAAATATAGAGGATCTTGAGTTAAAAGAAGTTCCAAAAGATTTTTCAATGCTCGAATATCTTCTTGAAAGTGCTAATGAAGATGAAAAATTTTATCTCGAATTATTGGATGCCCTAGAATTCTTTATAAAAGATAAGATCTATATCCTTTCAGATCGAATAGTTGTAGGGGATCCAAGAGATAAAAAGATTATTGACAAAAGTAATTTTGGAATTTTTCAAAATATTTTAAGAATTCAAAATGCAAGATTAGAAGTACAAGAGGACATACCTGAAAATGAAAGTGAAACAGCAAAAAAATTCAGACTCCTAAGAGAAAAAAGAGAGGCAGTAAAAAGAAAACAAGAACAGAAGACAGCAAAAAAACAAAAACTATTGAGTTTAATCCAAGTCGGAGAAGTTTATAAGATAGATACAAAAAATCTAACTTTATGTGCCTTTTATGGATTGATAGATAGACATGCAAAAAATATAAAATACACACAAGATTATCTTGCCATGATACATGGATGTCAAGACATAAAGCTTGAAGATTGGCGAGAATAGGAGGGAATAATGGGAATATTTGAAAAGGCTGGTATTAAGGAAGTTGCTAACGTTACTTTTTCAAAAATTGATAGAGTAACAGAAACTTTTGAAACTCAAAGAACAATAAAAATATCTTCAGCATTAAAGTCAATAATGAAAACTACTATGGTTTACCCAATAGTTGACGGCGTTGGTTCTGATGAAGGTTTTCAAGCTTTTGTATTTACGAAAGCTGACATTTTAAGAGGGGCAAATTATCCTTGTGACGATACAAAAACTGGAAGTTCAGCATTTACATATAGCACAACTTCTGGTACTGGTGCCGACATGACAATCACAGCAATAGTAGCTGCTGGAGCAACACTTACTCTTCCAAGTGGAGTTACTGCTGGTGATATTACATTAACAAATGGTGCAACATTAATTGAAAGTACAGAAGAAGTTGTAGGGACATATGTTTACTCTGGCGTCGCTGAATTTACCTATGTAGATAGTACTTCAGTAAATACTCATCAATTTACTTATGAAGAACAAGTTCTTCAATTATTTGCGAAAAATGAAAATATTATAAGAAAGAATGGTTCAAGATTCAGTTTTGAAAGTG